CTCTCGCCATCCCGGTTCAAGTACCTCATCGAGGTCGAGGGAGATGCACACATCAAAGTCTCCCGGGATAAGGTTGAGTGCTGTGTCTCGGGCTTTATCGAACCGCCAAGGCTTCACGGATATATCAAACACTGAAGCACCGTTTTCGATTGCCCTAGCAACAGTTTCGTCTGTTGCACCGGTATCTGCTATCAACACAAGGTCAGCATCCTTGGCCGAGTCGCAGAATCGGTTTACAAATTGTTCTTCGTTTTTGCTGATTGCGTAAACGGCTATCTTTAATTTTTTTGTCATGTTTTGTTTTGTAATAGTTAAACAGGTTCAATAACAGGCGGTGTTAACGCCGCTAATTCTTCTTCCGATAAATCTTGAACTTCAACGGTGTAAACCCATTCGCCTTCTTCATACGGGGCGCACGAAACAAGTTTCTGTGTTGCCCTGTCGTGTGCTTTAAACAGGTTCACTTTCTTGCAGTTGTTTTCGACAAACCAATCAGCATCAGGGCCATTACTAGAAAATGATGTGTTCGGGAAAAGTTCTTTGTAGTAGTTCACCACAATGCCTGATTCTGAAATTTGTGCAATTAACATGATTGTCCTTAGTATGTTGGGAACGCTTGTGTTGGCGGCGTAAAGTTTGCCACATATCGGGCATAACCTTTTGTTATTCTTAAATCGTCTATGTAACCGTTGATAGGCTCGGTTCCGTTATTTGCGGCACCTATTCCTACTGGTTGAACTGTTGCTGAAATATTAACCGAACCAGTATGAGTATTAGTTTGCAATACTCCGCCAACAAACATACGTGTTACTCCGGAAGCTCTTGTTATTGCTACGTGCGTCCAAGTATTGGCTGTAATTCCAGTATTTCCATTTATTACAATAGGAAGACTATCCCCCGCACGGAATAGCAATATATTTGGTGTACCTGCACGTGTAGCACAGTAGAAATTAACACTACTTGACCAAGTAAAGTAGCTTGCCATCCAAACTGTATCTCCACTGAACGATACTTGATATAACCAGCATTCAATAGTAAAGTCACCTGTTCCAAACGCAAAATTTTGGAACTGTGTTGATGGAATATATAAGTAATCCCCCGTACCATCAAAATACATACTACTTCCGCCAAACTTACTTTGAGTAGTAGATATCTGTGCGTTACCAACTGTTTCTAAATTGTTCTTTATTGCATTGTCAAAGATACCGCCGTTAGTACCGTTTAACAAAAGTGATGTGTTTGTAATTGCTGTAACGGGTGCTGATGGCGGAACAAATGCAGATGTATAAACTGCCGTGCCTTTTACAATTCTTGCATTAGACATATAGCCTTGCAAAACATAATCTTGTGTATATCTTGCGCCAACAGTACAAACTGTGGTTTGGTAGTAATTGTTTGTATCAGTTGGTGAAGCTACGACAACACCATTGACGAATAGCTTTCCACTTGTTCCACTTCTAGAATAAACAATGTGATACCAACGATTTTGATAAAATGTACCTGCATAAGACGTAACATACGCGCCGTTATATAAAAACACTAAAGAATCGCCTGAAGCCAAATATAAAGCCCAATTATTTGGATTGCCAGAAGTTCTTGTATCAAACAAATACATTCCAACTGCATGAGGAAATGCGGTGGTGTACACCCAAGTTTCAATAGTAAAGTCACCTGTTCCAAATGCGGTAATTGCTGAATTTGCGGGTGTAAGTAAATAATCCCCGCTACCATCAAGGTAAATTGAGCCGCCGTTTGTGCTTGTTGAATATGGTGCTACTGGTTCAAATGGGCTAAATACTTGTATGCTTGTGTTGCCGTTGACTGTAATTGCAAAATTGTTTGTGCTGTTATCAATAAATCTGTTGCTTTGGCAAGTCAATAATTGAGTATTAGTGATTGCGGTTAATGGTGATGTTGGCGGCGTAAATGATGATGTATATAAAGCTGTGCCTTTGACAAGTCTCAAATTAGAAATATGCCCAGTAAAGTAGGCAGAAATACTATTGTTAAGATATCGACCGCCCGCAATAAAGGCTTGCGGATTACTAAAATTATCTGATGCTGTAGAAGTAGCACCAAGCGCCCCATTCACAAATAATCGGTTTGTATTTCCTTGACGAGTAAATGCAATGTGCGTCCATGTGTTTAAATAATTAGAAACCGTTGCTGAAACCAGTACACTACTTGTATAAACTCGAATTACAGTTGAAGATAAAGCAGTAATTGTAAATCCATCGGTGTTTGATGATGTTGATCTACTTTCATAAATTGGTGTATCATTTACTGAAGATGTATAAATCCAGCATTCAAAAGTAAAATCACCTGTTCCCGCCGCAAATGCTGAATTGCTTGGTAAACTTAAATAATCACCACTGCCATCAAAGTAGTTAGACCAGTTACCACCGTACGGACTAACAGAACCTTGCGTAGTATTACCGGCACGAGTAATCGTAAAGTTGTTTGGTGATGAATCAATAAAAGTATTGTTCTGTGCGCCGTTAGTTCCATCGCCTGTTAGCAATGCAGTTACATAAGGAAATTGCGGGTCTGTTGTTGGCGTTGGTGGTGGTGCGCTACCTGTAGCTTGTGCTGATTTTGAAGCCGCAAACATATGTATTCCTTAAATCGTATAGTTCTGACCGATAGTAGTTCCGTACCACGAACTGCCATCGCTAAAGAACGAAAAAATATCTTGTTTAGATGCTGTCGCAGTAATTGTTGGCGCAGTACCTGCGGGCCATTTCACCGTTGACCAAGTCACAGAACGCGAACCCGTTGCATCTTGTCTTAGGATAATAATAAACGATTTACCCGCACCCGCTGATGGCATTGTGATTGTTGCGTTGCCTGTCAACGTCAAAATCTGAACTGTGCCATTCGTTAATGAAACTGTAATCGCTGTGCTTGTGTTAGCCACATAAGCAGTTTCAACATAGTTTGTAACAGTTGGGTTTGTCAATGATGGTGCAGTTGCAAACACCAATGAACCTGAACCAGTTTCATCCGTTACTGCCGCAAGCAAATTTGCGCTAGTAGGCGTTGCAAGCCAAGAAGCCACACCAGTTCCCAAACCGCTTACACCCGTGCTGATTGGCAAACCTGTCGCATTGGTCAGCGTAGCAGAACTAGGCGTTCCCAAACTAGGCGTGGTCAAAACAGGGCTTGTCAGCGTTTTGTTTGTAAGGGTTTCAGTTCCCGACAATGTTGCCAATGTGCCTGTTGTTGGCAATGTCAATGATGTTGCCGCGCTTAATGTCCAACCCAAAGAATATGCGCCCGTTATGGTTGTGGTGCTTGCGGCATTGTTTGCCACACCAGTACCGCCATAAGCCGCGCCCAAAGCTGTCGGCAATTGGATGCCATCGCCTGATTGCGTTTCTTGAATTGTTGTCCCATTCAGGACTAAAGGATAGCGTAAAGTCATTTTTTACCTCAGAAAACGGGAACTTGAATTGTCGTGCCACCAAAATTCAACACGGGCAAATAACTACCTGAAACCAATGCTACTTGAATAATTACTGTTGCAAAGTTTGTAACTGGCAAGTATGTTGCGCCACCACCACCGCCACCCGCAGGGCCAGTAGGTCCAGTTGCGCCAAGACCACCCGACAAAGCAACATACCAATTTTGTACAGTACCCGATACACCATTTGGATTTACCCAAGCGGTAATATTGATGGTCATGTAAGGGCCACCGCTAACACTTGCAATGTAGCCGTATGCAACTAAATCAGGGTCTGTTGCATAAGTTAATGTTACCTTTTGCGCAATGTCGTATGCGGTTGTATTAAGGCTGACATTCATTGTCAAACTTTGACTACCGATAGCACCAACAATTATGTAATTGCTTGTAAAAATTGTTGGAAATCCAAGCCCGTTAATGCCTTGCGAACCTGTTGGTCCAGTTGGGCCACTTACACCTGTTGGGCCTGTTGGTCCAACATCACCTACAACACCTTGGATGCCTTGAACGCCTTGCGGTCCAGTTGGTCCTGCGTTTCCTTGGTCGCCCTGAGCACCCGTTGGACCAGTTGGACCTAAAGCAGTTGAAGCCGCACCAGTTGGTCCTGTAGGACCTGTAATAGCATTACCCTGTGCGCCCGTTGGACCTGTAGGACCTACATTGCCTTGCACGCCTTGTGAACCCGTAGGACCAGTTGGCCCTGTGTCACCTGTATTGCCTTGTGAGCCTGTAGGTCCAGTTGGCCCAGTTAATCCAATATCGCCTTGTGCGCCAGTCGGACCTGTTGGGCCGACACTACCTTGTGAACCCGTAGAACCAGTTGGTCCAGTAGGACCTACAACGCCTTGATTGCCTTGAATACCTTGTACGCCTTGAACACCAGTAGGACCTGTTGGGCCTAAATCGCCTTGCGCACCTGTTGGGCCTGTGATGCCAATAGAACCTGTTGGACCTGTAGGACCTGCAACAGTTGATGCCGCACCAGTCGGGCCAGTTGGACCTTGAACGCCTTGTGCGCCATCTA